GGTCATCTTGAATCCCATGCCCGATATTGTTACCTTGTCCTCGACAAGATTTACAGCCCTGAAAACCTTGCCGTGCATAGCGTTCTCGTACACACTATGCAGATTATCAAGCTTATCCTGATTTACGCCTGCCTCCCACAGAATAGACGAAAGTTTATGTTCGTCAATTGTCGGTATCTCAGTTTCATGAGCATTTTGGTCAACAAATGTGGAAATCTTGTCATTCACAGTAGTGATAAGATCATAGTCAAGCTCATCACCCACAACGCTTGTGAGGATATCCTTGAAAGTTTCCTTTTCGTTCTGACAGGTCATTGAAAACTCACAACCAAGAAGCTCTTCCACAACGGAAGTATTCGGCTTTTTGGCGTTTTTGGTGTAGTAAAGCACGCCGTTGATATCCGGTGCACGGTCATTGAAAAGCGGGAACAAAAACCCGTCGCTCGGCAGTTCCACAATTCTGTCGCAGGACTCTTTCTTTGCAATAGAGTTGTCCTGCTCGTTGTATATAAGCCCGTCGATACGCAGATTTACAGGGCAAAGTGCCGTGATGATGAAGTTGTAATCCGTGTCAGCCTCTTCCTCAAACTCGTCCATTTTGTTCTTCCTCAGCACGGAATATGTACAGTGTGCCGCAAAAATGGTATATGTTGACACATACTCAACCTTTTCAACTATAGCGTTCAGGAAGTTGTCAACCTTTTCCTCGTCAAGCAGCTTGCTTTGCAGTGTTTCGTACATAAAAGGCTGAGCACCACCCTCAAGGTAGGCGTCCTTAGGGAACGAATATTCCAGCAGGTTTTTGCCGATAGAGCCGCTGAGCACCTTTTTCAGGTTTATCATTATCAGCTCCGCCTCGTCCTGCGGAATGGTGTTGTAAAGCTGATTGGTCTTGCACTTTATATTCTTTTCAGAATCCACGAATGCGGTAACAACGTGGTTTACGGTAAAAAAACCGCAGTCGTCGCTGAATATTCTCTTGATCTCGTTAATTTCTTTCTTGTTCATGTTAATCCTCCTCAGTTCCCCATTGTTCAGCCATTGCTTGTGCTATGCCTGGAAATGTTTTGGATCTGTTTCTAGCCCTGTCGGTGGTGAACATTCCTTTATGCTGCTCTCCGTGCCTGTGACTGTAACTTCCACTTGGACACCATGTAGCTTTTGGCGTCACAACAGCTGTTGACTGTAACTGCGGTAAATTTTTTAGCCATAAGCAGGTCTTTTTAGTGTATGGGTGGCCAAACATATATGGCTGAATAGTTTGCGTATAATCGGGCAGCCCGAACACTTTCGATGGCACTGGGTTCTCAACACATATCTTATCAATTTCTGCCCACCAAAAACGCATAAACAAATCACGGCCACGAATTCCTTTTGTAACTCGCTCTGCCTGTAGCTTGTGTCCTTTCCACAAATGTCTTGCCCCTGCGTTGCTAAGATATGTACACGGCGGATGAGCTATCAGCAAATCCCATTTGTCTACCGTATGTGTCTGTCCGTCACAAGTGGTAAAATCTACATTGCCGTTGATAACGGTCAGAGCATCACCTAATATATGCCACTCAGGGTGACCGCCTGAACACATCTGAATGTCGCAGCTGTATGCTTCGTGACCTTTTGCACGAAATGCCTTGCAGACCTCTTGCGATTCTTCGCACGCTATTAATACCTTCATGTTATCCCTCCTCAAACTCAGGACACTCAGTCACAGTATATGAGTGTATCATGCCACCCTTTTGTGCCTCGTACATCCTGTGCTGACGTGTCTTCCAACCCTCGACAGGTCTGCGGTCTATGGACCATGCACAGCCTGTGAGGTATTCTCCTGTTATCTTATCCTTTGTCGGTACTGCATGATGACAGTACCAGCATAGTGTGTGGTCAGTGTGTTTCATTGGCTTTGCCCCTCACCCATACCGCATAGGATATCATTGAGCCTCTTGCATACCTCACAACCCTCGTGATGTATCTCGTACTGATGTTTCTGAAACACCTTAGCATATTCCCCATATGTCTGCCATAGATCAAGTGCATAAGCCCCATTGATATATGCCCTGTATAGTTCCTGCTTTTCGTCAAGCGCTTGTTTCTTGTCTATCTGCCCTGCTCTGAACTCTCGGTACACAATGCAAAGCGACTTATACAAAAGCTGTTCTGCCTGTGTCAGCCCCTCTGGCAGTGGCAGAAGCTTTGCCGCCATTCTGTTCAGCTCGTCTGCCTTCTTTATG